GTTAAAGCATCTAACTGATCTGTTGATTTACTCTTGTCCCAGTGCAATGGTTTGTCTGGATGATGTTGCTGGTTTCCTATGTAACTTATCTTTGATACATATTTAAGTGCATTAGGAAAATACTTCAACACTCCAGTAAATACTGGCATTTGTTTTCTTTCTTTGTGTTTACTCATAGTCCTAGTTCTTTTCCTTTGTTATACTTCCTTACTATCTTGTTAGCTTCTTCAAGTTCTGTTTCAACTCTTCTTGCTCTTGTAAGAGCTCTAACTTTGTCTGATCTATAAGACTCTATTGTCTTTTCGTAAGTTCTTCTTTCATATTCCAAATGTGCAACATAGATTCCTATCTCTGCTAAACATCCTTTACATTCTTTTATTTCTTGGTTGTTTGATTCTTTACCCCACTTCATTAATTTATTTCCTAAAGTCTGGTAGTTTGTAACGTATTCTAGTTCTTTGATTAATTCCATTTTATTTGTATTCATTGTAAATTGCTTCTAGTTTATTATACACTTGACCAACAAAGCAAGGACTACAATTAGTAAGATGTTTTTTATCATTAAAAACTCTATTGTATATCTCTAACATTCTTGGTGCGTATTTTGTTATATCGTTCTTTTTTTCTATAAATATATCTTGAAGATACAAAAATTCTTGTTCTGTAAATAGCTCTGGCATCTTATAGGGAAACAGTTCATTTAGTTTCTTCTTCCTTTTATCGCATCCACAGTCTGCATCTAGTGCTTCTGCTACAGTATCTACAACTTTTTTTATTCCTGTTGCTTTTGTTATTTTCTCAACTGTATCGCCAAATCCTTTAGCTGCTACTTTTTGTTGATATTCAAAATTTGCTTTAAACTTATTGTAATCGCTCATAATCTTCGTTTTTGTAATCTTCGTAATCTTCTTTTAATTTATCTTTTAATATAATTTTTGCATTCTTTAATGTATTAAATATACTTACCCAACTTATTTTTGTTTCTGCTGCAATCTTTCTTATACTCATATTTGTATCTCTATACAGAACAAAAAGCTTCTTATCATACCAGTGCCAGTTTTCTATTTCATCATCTATTTTTTCGCATATTAAATTATAAGCATCCTGTTCTCTTAAATCAGTATTGTCTTCTAACTGAAGTAATCCATCATCAATAGAAACTTTCCTAACTTTTCGCTTACTGTTATAGTATAAGTAGTAAGTAGTACGTAAAGTAAAATACATATAACCCCTACGGATAATCCCATTCTCAATAACCTTCTCTGGTTTAGCATATTTATATAATATCAAATAACTCTCTTGTACAATGTCTTCTGCATAATCATACTCACCAAACCCATTGACTATTCTGATCCATTCTTTATGTTGCTTCGCTACTAGTCCAAGCCAGTCTGCTGTTGTTCCCATTTCACTGTAACATTTATAAATCCTATTACACACTGTAATGTGTATTCATCAAATCCGTCATCATATTGTTCTTTGTGAAATAATGCTCCTATCATAAAACCTTTTATCAATGCTATATAAATATCTGCATTCTTGTATTGTCCTATCATTACAAAAATTGTTGTTAATATTAATAAAGATATAAGTATCAAAATAGTAATTCTTTTTTTTGTTTATCTAAAAGGTCTTTATCCATAAATGTAAAACCTATATTATTCTTTTCCATTCTTAATTTTATTGGCTCATCAAATGGTGTACATCTTCCTCCTGTTTCCATTTCTTTAATCTTTAAAACTAAAAGGTTTGAATATATCCAATCAGTTGGATGAGACGTGTACCTGTGAATACAAATCAGATCATCACAACGGTTTCCCCACTTACCCCCTCCTTCAACACTAGCAATATTTAAAGGCATTGGTAATCCTTCGTATTCATGTCCTTTAGGATGCATACGTCTTAATGCCTCTGTAACTCCATGAGCATTTAAAAACAGTGTGATGTTATTTTTTTTAGCAAACAATCTAAACTCTGTACTTACTTGATAGTCGTACTCGTGACCTCCTACTTCTTTATATAGTTGTTTGTCTTTTATTAAAGAGTTGTATGGATCTATAAGTATTGCATCATAATCCCAAGCATCTTTAATTGCTTTAGCTTCTTCTAGTAATTCTTTATATGTGTAGAGTTCTTCAACATCAATGATCTTAAAATAACTATCAGACCATTCTAGTGCATCTTTTATTTCTGCGTCCTCTGCCTTTGTAATTGGCTTACGCATTTTAAACTCTACTATTTTTCTTTGTATTGATTGAGGTGTATTCTCTGAAGACCAGATTAAAAACCTCTTTTTGTGTTTAAGAGCCCAAATGACGAATAAATACAATATAACAGTTGTTTTGCCAACATTCGCATGACCAATTAATAAATTAAAGTTGCCCTGTTTATATCGTAAATACTCGTCTATGTCTGGTACTCCTATTTTTAAACCTTCCTTAACCCTTCCGTGTTTTATATCTAATAGTTTTTTAAATATGTTAGAAGAGTTTACTAGCATTTTAGAATGGAAGATTATCGTTTACGTCTGGCATTTGTGCGTTTGATGTTGTTTCTGCAACAGCATTAACTATTTTCCATCCTGTAACGTTTATGTAGTATTTACCTTTATACTCGTTAGATCTTAAATTAACNNCNACNTTAATTGTTTGACCTACTTGTAAGNTGTTTACTAAATCTATNTTNTNATTTAAAAATTCTACTGGTATCGTTTGNGGATANTTTCCAGCAGTCTCTACTAATACAGTTTTTTTCTTTAACTGTTTAATTGTTTCTAAACTTCCTATTGATTTAATAGTTCCTGTAAGTTCCATATTTATTTATTTAAATTATATAACATTTTATAGTCCTCTGATGTTGGTAACAGATTTTTCTCGAAATAAAGATACTTACCTATTAGACTTATGTCTCCTAGTATTTGTTGTTTCTCTTTATCGGTAGCAGCTCTCCAAACTGGATTGAGTGCTATTTCGGTAGCTCTATCTACAGCTCCTTGTTTACTAATAGAATCTTGTGTTTGATTAATTCTAGTCGGTTTCGTCTTTGTCATTTGTAAAAAAATTATTTATTATTAGTTGTTTATCTTGTTTACTTAAAAAGTCAGCTTGTAGTATTTCAAATAAAGCAGATCTTAATCTATCTATTTCTTCTTGCTTTTGTTTAAGTAGTTCTATGTAATGTAATTCAATCATAATATAAAGTTAACAAATTATTTTAATATTATAATAAAATGTTAATAAAATATATTCAAAAAAAAAGAGGGAACTTAATCCCTCCTTTAAACAAAGAACAATAAAAACTAGAAAAATTTACGAATGAAAAGAAAATTGTTTTATTCTATCATTATAATCGTCAATCATTTCTTTGATTTCTATATCTGTAAATTTAGCAATCAATCTGCTTTTTTCTAATAATTCCTTTGACAACTTATCACCAAGATATAAACTAAACTTATATTGCTCACCATATCGAAAGACATTACAAGCTACACATTGAGCGTGTACATTCTCTTCATTCCATCTTGTTGCATAATGTTTTCTTGATATAAAGTGTCCTGCTTGTATTTTAGTCCAATGATGTACTTCTCCGCAAGTAGAACATCTGCAGTAGCCTTCTGTGTCTGCGTCTCTTAATCTTATGTATTTAGAAAATACAGCATCTAGTTTTTTTATTAAGTTCTTTCGTTTAGGTTTTCTAGGCATAATTATTTATCCATACTTGTTATTAAATGTTTACCAGATTCTGGATCTATCTCTTCTATTTTTTTATAGATGTATTTAGAATTAGCCTTTACTTCTTTCTTTTCTGTTTTAGATGAATCTAAACCAAGATTAGTATATTGTATTGCATCTAGTTTTAACAGTTCATCTGATCTGTCTTTTACAGTTAAATTAAAATCATTTATAATTTTATCAGCTAATCTTCTTATATCATCCATATTTAAATATTAATTTATTAATTTAATAATAATTGTTATACATTAATTACCACTAACCCACCAAAGTTATCTACTTTTTTTTTAAAAGTAAATAGATGAGTTAATTTTCTTTTTAACAGAAGATGTTAATACTCTCTTCTCTCGCCTTGTCCTTTATAGGATTTATACCTCTACAGATCTTCTATTTAGTTCTTTAAGAATTAAATGTTTTTTTCTACTATAAGTAGAACTATTATACATTGTTATCAATTCTTTAGTTTTAAAACTACAAGGTGGATGATGTTTCCAAGTGTATTGTTTTCCAATTATCTTGCCTCTTGCATCTCTTTTATATTCCTTTGTAGAAGGTTTTAATTTTATTGACATATTAATTAGACTTGTTGTTTAGTTTCTCAAACGTTCTCATTCCTCCAAGTCCTAACATACCAACTAATACTGTCATTAAATGTTCCATTTGTAGTGCTGGTGGAACTTGCTCTTGTCCTAAAAACCATATCAATAAATCTCTTAATACAAAGTTATAAGCTAATGCTACACCACAAACCCATCCTATGAAAGGTCTCCATCCAGCTACGAAGATTGTTCTGTGCTGTGCCTCTACTTTATTTATCTCTGATTGTAATTCTATTAATTGTTGTGGATCTATTTCTTTTCCCTTGATAAGCTCTCTTATCTCCATACCTAGTCCACCTATATCAGATTGACTTTGTAAACCNAATAGTTTTTTTAATAGTTTAAGCATATGTCCAAATTACTTTTTGTGTTTTTGTAGGATCACTGTCTACGTGTATAAACGTATTAGCAACACCTATCCTATAGAATCCAGCTTTGATAAGTGCTGATAGTATTTCGTATCTATACGTGCTGGATGTTGCATGTATATCGGCAGCGAATCCTCGTAAATGTGACGAGTTCTCTGANCCTCCCACTTTTTCATTATGCTCTTCAGTTCTGAATCCTGAATTAATTTTAAATGGTATCCCTGCAATTTGACGTGCATGGTTGAGCATGCGNAGAAAAGTTGGATCCATATTACGACCACTATCAGGAAAGTCAGGCGAGTCAAATTCACTGTATGTAAAATAAGATTTCATTAATCATTACATCTTTAATTTACCAAGCCATTTGTTCCAGCCTTTAGCAACTGCAATATTAAATTTCTCTAATTTATTTGCTATGTATCTTAATATTCTTACCATTTCTTATCGTTTAAAAGTTGTATGATCTTAATTACTGTATAAACCAACGTTGCTATTATTAGAAGTGATTGTAGTGCTTCGTTTACTTGTGATATTGTTATAACGTAAGTAACTATTCCTAATAATGTTGGTTCAAATCCATTCATTTTATTATTTTTTAATCATTAATCATTAGTTTATTTTAAATGCCATATATATTGAATTTTGACCACTATCATTATAGAAACCACTTGTAAATTCAAAACCAGTACTTGTAAAGTTTATGTTAGTTGTACCACTAACTTCTGCATCAGAATTATTTGCTTCTAATCTTGCTTCTTTTGGGTTTCCATCTCGAACACTATCCCATATCATCCAATCTTGGTTATCATCATATTTTCTTAAAATTAATAAGTCTGGTTGAAAGCCAATATTAATTGATTGTGAAGTGCCATTTCCAGCATAAGAACCAAAGGCAGAATATCCTGATACTGAATGCCAACAATAGGCAATATATTGTCTGCCACTTGTATTTGCATTTCCAAATGTTTGATTTAATGCAAAAGTAGTAGCAGAAGGTACAAGCCAGTTAGTAGATGTATCTTGTACTGAATTATCATTTAAAGTAAGATATTTACTATTACCTAAAGATGAATGATGCACTATCCAGTTAGTAGAACCATCACTTATACACTTAATAAGTATCAGATTTGGTGCAGCCGATAATCCGTGTGGTATCTTTGTTCCTGAAACACCAGTACTTGTATATTTTACAATACTAAATCCTGCATTAGCATTTGCACTAACTATTGACTTTGGTGGAGCACCTAAAGTTAAATCATCATTGTCAGATGCAGTTTCATTATATAGTTCTGTTACTTGTTCTTGTGCTATTGCACCTTGATATATTCTAACTTGGTCTATCTGACCATCAAAAGGACCAAATATAGATGAAGCACCACCAATACTAACTGCATTTGTGTTTGATATAGTTCTTGAGTTTGTACCACTTCCAGTTAACACACCATTTATATATATTTTTACAGATGTTCCTCCATCTACTGTGGCTACTATATGAGACCATTGTCCAACAGCAGGTGTTACACTTGATGAAACGTGAGCCGTAGTTGTATTATCTCTAAATTGAAATCTGAAATCACCACCTGTATACCCTAAATATTGATAATTTGTATTAGAAGCACCTGAATAAAATCCTTTAACAATAGTAGTTATATCTCCACTCCAAGCTACATCAGGGTTAATCCAACAAGACCAAGTAAAAGAAGTTAGGTTTGTTGTTAAAGATGTTTCTGCATAACTATTAGTTCCATTAAAATCAGCAGCTTTGTTAAACTTACCGCTTGAAGTATATGTTATATTATTTGCCGTTGCATTATAATCACCAGTTACATCATTTGCATTGTCCTCAAATTTATATACTGCTAATGCTGGTCCTCCAAAGATTGTCGGTTCATTATCATCAGCTTTCCAAGACCAAGCAACATAATCTTTTGCTGAAGTATTTGTGTGTTCTCCTGAACCATCTACAACAGTAAATCCATCAGAATCAAAAGAAGATGTATGACCATATTGACCATAAGTACCCTCTGCTGAAGTTTCTGAAGTAAATAAAACTTTAGTAGAACCTGCACCTCTTAATGTGTCTTGAATTATATGTCCCTGTCCAGATGATGTTCTATTTTTAATCCAAACTAAATTAGGAGTAAATCCTAAACCATCAATACTTTGTGTACCACCATCACCTGTATAAGTTACTGTACTAAAACTTTTTGCTACTGTTGGTGCTTGTGTGTCAGGATCTGCAGCAAATGCCATATAGATATAATTCGTTGAACTATCATTTATATCATCTGAACCATCACTTACTGGTTGAAAACCGTTACTATAAAAATTTATTTCTCTTGCACCTGCAAAATTTGATTCAGCATCAGATTTATTTGCCCAAACAATGTTATCTCTTGGGTTTGTTAAATTTCTTTTGTTATCAAATATTGACCAGTTTGTTGTTGCTGAACTTCCACTAGTACCTTTAATCATTAAAAACGCAGGTTCAAATCCTGTTTCTATAATCGGTCCATTTGCATCTGCATTACCTGTGTATGTGCCAATCTTTGAAAAGCCATCAATACTTTTAAAAGCATAAGCAATATAATCACCAGATTGAGATACTGGATTAAATACTGAACTGGTTGGAACAGCTGAACCTGTTGTACCTGCAACAGCAGTAGAATTTAAAACAAGATAATTATAATTAGAATCTATAGTAGGAGGAGGTATATAAGTATACCAATCTTCACTCCCTGATGTTTTCTTTTGTATAATTAACTCTGGTGCTACACCTAATCCGTGTCCTACTGTTTGAGTGCCTGAAGCAGTAGCTGTATATTTTATTATAGAGAATCCTGCATCTTGATTTGCTTGTACTGTACTTGTAATTCCTCCATCAGTATTACTGCTTGTAGTTCCTCCGTTTGCTTTCCAACACCACGCTACGAAATCCTCTCCACTGTCATTTACATTACCCCAATTCGGTAAGGTAAAACCACCAGTGTCAAATGAAGCAACTCCTAAAGTAGTTTGTTCTGCTGCAGTATTGTTTGATGCTAAACTTTTATTATTACCTCTTGTACTATCTGAAAGAACGTGATTATCTGCAAAACTTCTTGGCTTAATCCAAACAAGATCAGGAGTAAAGTTTAATCCTGTTATAGAATGTGATGATGTACCATCTCCTTCGTATAATACTACTCCAAAGTGTTTTGATGGTACTAATCCTCCTGCCGCAGCATCCTGTAATAATCTCTTATTTACAGCCATATTTAGTCTATATTAGGGAAATCGTATGTAATTACTTTCTTTTTAGTAGTAAGTGCATTGATTTCTGATTCAACTGTGTCTGATAATTCTCTTAAAGCTACTCTTGCATCTACAACATCTGCTGGTACATCTGCTCCATTATCTGCTTCTCTAATTATATACCAATCAGTCGCTGCAAGTTTATTTCCTATTTGTGCTTTAAAATTATTAATTGCTCTTTCTTTTAATTCTGCTAAAGTTTCACTCCAAGTAATATCTTCTGTATCTTTTCTAAATACTGATGAAGCTGAATCAAAATATATTTCTCCAAGTGTGTGTATTCTTGAGTCATAATTTTCATCTATGATTACATCAAATAGACCAGCATTTCTTAATTCATCAGAAGTCATACTTCTTGCGTTTAAGTGATAACCTGTTGATGACCTAAATTTATTAGGTACATCTGGATAAGTTGTAATAATTCCGTTGTTGTTTACTGCTTTCATAATTATGCTTCTTTTGATATTGTTGCCCACTGTTCAGTAGCTCCGTTAGTTGATACAATTTGAATTAAGTTTGTTACAGTACCATCATAAGTACCGCTTATTTCTTTTACACTTGCTGGGAGTGTTAGTGTGTAGTTACCGTCAATTACTAAATCTATAACCATCCCTGTTGAAACATTAGAAAATGTTAATGTAGTATTTGCACCTAATGTCTTTGTATGTACTGCAGCTGCTGACCAATCAACATCACTTGCGGATATAGTAGCTGAAGTAGTAAACTCTGCACCCATTTTAGCATAAGTAATTTGGTCATCTGCAATATGAACTGTATCAACTGCTCCATCAGCTATCTTATCTGAATCTACAGCATCTGCTGCTAATTTTGCTGTAGTTACTGCTCCATCAGCAACACCACCAGCACCTGCATATAGCTCTGTAAAGTTATCATTAGTTTTATCAAATGCGGATCTTATTGGATCACCTGTTCCGTCATTTGCTGTTGTTCCTATATTAATTGTTTGTTTTGCCATGTCTTAATAAATTGTTTTATCTGCTGTATATAATGTTGAGTCTACTAATACTAGTGTGGTGTCTGCTCTAAAAAAAGAACCATCTGCGTCAAAAGGGTATATTGAACCCCATCCATTTTCTTCATTTACATTTCCCCACCACGATACGTCATATATTGTTCCAAACATACTATTACAATAAGTTTTTTAATTTTTTGTTATTCTTTGTCAAGTCTATAATGTATTTTTTTAATCTTTGCACATTATAAGCTTTTGGTTTGTACTTTTTCTTTATAATACCCATCCTTCAAAACTTGCATCTTTATCTGGATATACATCCTCGTTAGAGTTACTGTTGTATTCAGGAAAACTATCATTATTAAAGCTCATGTAGCTAATAAATCTGTCCGTGTAGTACTGTGCTAAATTTCTTTCTTTTTCTATAAGAAAATCTATTTCATCTTTGTCTACATTAGTTGCATTTTCACTTGAATGTTTAAAAACACCTTTATTGGCTACTGTATAAGCAGCAAAAGGAAGGTATTCTACCATAGCCCAGTGAATAAGCATTGGTTTTACATAGTCTGTAACTAAACTTAAATAACTACCAGCTAAACTACTTGCAATTATATCAGATTCTATTTTGTTTAATAGATCTGTACCTAAATAGTTTTGTATATGAATGTCTTGTGCAATCTTAATGAACTGAATAAACTTATCAGTATCAACATTACCATTCATTGCTGTAAACTTTACTATATCTTTTCTACTAATTAATAATGCCTGTGCCATTTTTATCTAGGGTTTTTATATCCGTTATTTGCCATATCTTTAGGAGCTACTGGTGCTTTTTTATGCCCTGCTGGTCTTGGTTTATAAGAACTTGGAATACTATCTACCTCTTTGCTACTAGCTAAAGATTTATCTTCATAGTTTTCTCCATCCTTTTTCTTTTTTAATTTATAAAGTCTTTCTTCCCAGAAATGACCACAGTTTGGTCCACCTTTATATTTAAATAGATCATATGATTGTTTTTTATGACCAAAAGATTTATTTACTCCTGCTCTAGAAGCTTTATCTATATCTTCTAATCTATACACAACACCATTTCTTGTTCTTTTCATCATGGTAGAACAAAACTTTCTACTGTTGCCACTTGTGTATTTTTCTTCGTAAGCATATCTTACTTTATATACACTTTTATCTAAATAACTTTCATCTGATGGTTTAGACTTAACAGATTCTAATTCTAAATCACCATCTATTACTTTTTGCTTCCACTCTTCTAAACCTTCGTTTTCTTCTGAATATTCTCTTTTTCCTATAAGATCATACTCCTCCATTATCTCACCCTCTAACTCTGATAAAAAGTCTTCACTCATTTCGTCTGTAAGATCTGGTTTTTCTTCTTTTAATTTAACTCCTGTCTCTTCTTCTCTTGATTCTTCTGTTACTGCATTGTCAGTCTCTATGAAAGCAAGCGGCTGAAGCGTTTTAAAGTATAAATTAAGGCTTATCTCGTTTACAGATAGTATTGCGTCCATACAGCCAATTAAAAGCTCCTGATAAGGCTTTATTGTAACGTTATCAAATAACAAAGAAGCTGTCTTTATTTCATCAGCGTTTGATCCTAGTCCATTATTTTCTGTTCTAATACCTAAAAGCAATGGTGATGTTACTCTGTGTCCTATAATTAACTTATTTGCACACTCTGTAGATAAATACTGATAATGTGCTGGTGCGTCATTTAAAGGTACATCATCTATTGTTGTTTTGCTTTCTGCATTGTTGTTGAATGCTATAATTACTTTTTCTCCTCTTGCTCCTGTAAGTTTACCCATAACGTCAGACTTAACCTGCATTTGCTTTTCTCTATCAGGCACCCCATTGTTAAAGTTTACAACTTTAGTTCCTGAAAATCCGTTTTGTATATCATTGATTAAATAGTCTGATACTTCTGATTCCAACTCTGCATAAGCTAAAGCTCCTTGATAGTCTACTGGACAATAATAATCATATCCACTTACATATCTTTTTACAACTTTAATTTCTGGCTCTTTACCATTACCAAATCCAAATGCTGCTATTCTTTTAGGTTTACTATTTGCTTTTATCTTGGTCCAGTCATGAAAATAGTAATATGCTTCAATCTCTCCATCATCATTACATTTCTCTGCTCTCAATGTCTGTCTTGGAAAGTGTTCTGCTTTTACTACTTTGCTGTCTTGGTATAATACCTGAAAACTTCCTTCTCCTAATAGTTTAAGATCTAGTATTACATTTCTTAAATCTTCATCTCTAAATATAGATTTCATTGCTGCATATTCATCTGGCTTTTGAGAGCTGTTTGTTGCATCAATACCTTTTCCATATATTAATTGAGATATTCCTTGAATAATTGCATTGTTAGTTGCAGAATTAATAAATAAATTAATTAAATAAGAATAATAATCATTGTTCTCACCATAATTAACCCAATCTCTGTGTTTGTCTTCAGATATTTTAGGTCTATTGTATTCTGATAAGTTTACTATGTGTAAATTGTCCATATTATAGTACTATAAATTCGTTTGTTGTTTCTTGCTCATCATATTCATTATTGTTTACTGAATAATTTGTAACAGTTTGATTTGTACAGAATATTTTATCTTTATAAATAATACTGCCACTTTTTTTTATCGTTAATGTATAAAATGTGTCTTCTACTAATGTGAATACATCAGAATACTCATAATAGTAATCATTTAATGTAAACGCATTTGTGTCTTCATCATACACTGACTTATTTGTTGTTTCATTTACAATTGATATGTTATAAATGTTGCTGCCAGATGCTACGTATTCTCTTGGAATAAAACTAATCGTTTGAGAAGTTAAACTCTTCTGTAATATTATCATACTAGTACAATAAAATAAATGTTATTTTGTTAATTATTAAGCATAAAAAAAGGCACCAATTAGTGCCTTCTTTATCGAGTTTAAAGGATTATTATGAGTTACTTCCTTCAGTTGGAGTAGCAAACCCAGCGTTAGTTAATGCAGTATCTACATCTGCTGCTGATTCTATAAAGTTTGCTGGAACTTTTTCTTGTGCAGTGAACGTTAATGTATAACCTGAAAGGTCACCCATTGCTGCTCCTGTTACGATTGTTCCGCCACTTACATCCGCTCCGTTTTCTAATCCCATTATAAATAGGTTTTCATTATAATCTTCAACAACTATGTGAGGTCTACCATAAGCTAATAATTTTAACTCTTTGTTGTCCTCTTTTGTAAGTTTTTTAAGTGTAAGATTTAATGTTTGCTCAAAGAAAGTTGTTCCGTTTTCTCTAGAAGCATTAATTGTTTGTTCAAAAGATGAATTACCTTTTACTTCGTATTTAAAACTAGCAACTGATGTTCCTACGCTATCTACCACGTCTGTGTCAGTAGTATCGTAAGTAACAGCTGTATAGTCTCCGAAATCAGAAATATAAATATTTTTAATTCCACCTACTACGTCTTTACAAGGTTCTTTTCTTCCTTTAGTTAAATCACAAGCCATATTATTTTTATTTTAAAAAAAAAGGTAGGCAGTTTAGCTACCTACCCTTTCTTATGTTATACAATCTTTAATTACGCTGTTGCGTATAATACAATGTCAGATCCGATTGCGTGCTGAATACCAGCAGTAAATCTCATAACGATTCTTACATTTTGAGAACCATCAAGATCAGCCATGTCTAATACTTTTACTTCGTTGTGGTCTGATAATAAACCTGTACCAAAGAATAAGTTTGATTTTTCTGCAGCAACTGCGTCATTGCTAGATAAACCTTGTGCTAATACAACTGGAATACCATCAAACTGAAGACCTGCTCCTTTTGAGTACCACTGTGTACCTTGATTGTTTGTACCTGCAGCTCCTACTCCTGCTGCTGCAAAACCACCTAGTGCTCTAATGTAGTTTCTATACATGTTAGAAGGTAAGTAGATAGTCATATCTTCTGAACCATATGCTGCAGAAGGGATAGCGTCAGCTATCTTACCTAATTCTGCTATAATGTTAGATGCAGTTGATGCTGTACCTGTTACATCATTAACGTCAGTATCTGCACCTAATGTAGTGATAAATCCATCAAACTCTCCGTCTGTTGCATTTGTTCCTGTCCAGATATTGTTTTCTATTTTTTGAGCAACTTTAGCTGATACATGTCCGATTAAGAAATCAGAGAATGAAGGAGGTAAAGTTTCGTTAATTGCTGAATATCCCATTTGAACTGCTTCCCAATCTTGTACGTAGTCTTTTTTACAAAGCTCTAGGTTCACTTGGAATTCTTCTGGTTGTAATATTCTTTCTGTTAATGTTAAAACATCTGCTTGACCTGAAAAGTCACATGCACCATTTTTAACAAGACCAGTAGAAGCAACTTTTTTCATTACTTCTTTGTATTTTACATTTGGCTTAACTGTTATTAAGTTATTAGCTAATGTGTTTCCACTTAAAAGAGCTGCAGAAACATATTTTCCTGCAAATTCTCCTGCATAAGTAGAAGTTATTGGTGTTACTGTACTATTTGCCATTTTTATTTATTTTAATTAAAATTTGATATTGTTTGCATTACCCTGTCTAAAGTATTCATAGGTCTAGAATTTGAAGGAATGTTTAATTGTGTTTT